CTATAATCAGCGTTTAATCTAACGTAATCCTGCAGAGTTCCTCCAGTTTCTTTCATAAACTCTACAAGCTTCTCCACATTCTCGGGTAAATCAACCTTAGGTGCAGACTCTATTGCTTGTTGTATTTCTTTTTCTTGAGTAGTTTCTTCTGTAACCTCTCCTAAAGTAATAACTTCTTCTTCGCTGTTTTCCGTTACCTCTTGTATTTCTGCTACTGACTCTTCTTCAACAGCTTCTACTTGACCTTCAACGGTTTCTTGCTCTTCTGGTTTTGTTTCAGATAAATTTACTTTAGTAACGTTATCTTCTACTTTTTTTGGACCTTCTCTAAGATCCACTTTAATTGTTTCTGACATGATATAATATTATAAAATTAGTAAATAATTATCACCTAGGTTCAAATTGCTCTAGGCCAAATCCACCGAGGTTGTCAAACCCAGCTGATTCAAAATTCTTTGGTAAAGAATCATTTTTTCTTTGATCAATTAACTCGCTTTGTTGAGTTGCTTGTATTTTTGTTCTATCGTCTTTACGATCCTCTTTGTATTTTTCGTTATCCTTTTTCACACCAGAATGAGCTTGTGCTAAACGCATATTGTACTGGAATTCAACTTCCATTAATTGCTTTTTAATTTCAGCTTCTTGTTGCAACTTTTGAATATCAAATTGAGATTTTGATTGCTCTATTTGTATTTTAGTTTGTGCTAAAGCTTGTTGCTTTTGAACTTCTGCCATAGCTGCTGCTTCTGATGCTTGAGCGTTTGCTTGTGCTTGCGCTTGTATATTAGCTTGCTTCTGTTCCTGCTCTCTTTTAATATTTTTTTCTTGCTTAAGCTTCAAGAACTGATTAGCTATCTTAATGTTTTTTATTTGTCTAATATCAATAGTATCAGATAAGCTTACTCCTCCGGTCTGTAAAGCTATTTGTATATTTTTCTCTAACAAAGCTTTTTCTTCTTCCTCAGGTTCTAACTCTAAGAAAATACCAAAATCATGCAACTGCAATTCCGTAAACTCTTTTAACGTATTTGTATTAAAAGTACTTATAGAGTTCATTAATGAATTTTCAGTAAAAGGGTTTTCAATTAGATCAGCTACTTTTAAACTTATGTTTTCACAAACACGTAAAGTTATAAAAAGTAAAGAATCCAGTAAATGTCTTGTAGCTGTGTTTGAAGCATTTGCTGCTAATTTTTGAACACCTACTAAAGCATCTTTATCAGGTAAGCTTCCGTCTCTAGCTTCATTTAAACCAGTTACATCTCTTATCATTTGTAAATAATACTGATAAGTACCTATCAAACTTTGTATTTTAGCTTGACCAGATGACGTTGCTAATTCTTGAATAGGAACTTTACCTGCGTTTAAACCACCGTCTTGATTTAGTGATCTACCTACTATGGATCCTGTTTGAAAATACATATTAAGAGCCTCAGCTGGATTGTAACTTGTTCCATTACCTAAATCAACTTCAGCTAAACCGTCCATATCTAAAAACACACCATCAGGCACTATTCTAGACATCACTTGTTGTAGTTTTAAATGAGTTAACTGAATCATATCGGCAAAACCTGTTATTTTACTCACAACAGACTCTATACGTCCTTTATACATTTTAGGTGCGCTAATACAGTAATTCATTTCTACTTTTGTAGTATCAGCATTTGGCCTAGTCATATTTTCAGCCATCTTCCATTCAAGCATTGTATTAGTGCCTATAACTTTAGCTCCAGTATATAAAACCTCTATGCTTCTAGAAATTCTTTCAAAATTATCATTTTTAGGTGGATTAAAAGAATCTGTTTTTTGAAGAGCTTTTTCCAAACCCTGCTCAGTCTTTTTTATTTTAAAAACCTGATTCATATAAGTCTTGTATTCAAAATACATTACTTGAACGGTGTTTTCGTCATAATTACCCCAACCTGTAACGTATTGAGATCCTCCTGAGTTTTTTTCTATTTCCACCATTTCCTCGTTGGATAGGTCTGGAAATTGCTTTTTTAATTCTGGTATAGATATAGCTTTAACTTCACCTACATAATATATGTCTTGAAAGTTAGGGTCTTCAGTGTAAGAATAAACCATACAAGCTGGATCTACATAATCCACAACTATTCCTTGAGATTTTTCAAATCTAGTTTTAGTAGCTGCTATTCCTATAACTGTTAAATCGTGAGCTAATCTTCTTTTTATCTCTTCGTATTTATTAGCGGATAATACAGTGTTTATAACTTCTTCTTCAGCAACTTCTACATTTTGCTTGTAAGACATTTGCATGTGTAAATCAAGCTCTTCGTTTGTTTCTGGTAAGTTTTCTAAGTCTTGAGTTTGAGAAAAATCCATACCTAAATTTTCCTTTAAGTTAATAAGGGCATTTTTGGTATTCATATCTTTCTCTATAGCCTCTGCATACTCTGTTCTGTTTTTAACAGAAAAAGGATCCTGTGCAAAAGCTGTTATGTCATATGATTTATTAGATAATCCATTTGCCACTATATCCACAAACTTAGATATAATAGGTACAGGCGTCCAATCTAAATTTAAATAAGATAAATCACCGTTGATTGATAATTCGTTTTTATACTTCTGAACACTTTGTTCACCCCTAGCATATAATCTTAACTGATGAAAGTTTGAGTAGTATTTAGCGTATCTATTCCCTGATCCACCTTTTTGAAACCACTCTTGCTCTATAGCTCTACTTACTTGTATGCCGTAGTCTAAGCTTGCTTTTTCTTGATCGCTAACTGTTTGACTAGGAAATGAACTATTAGTGTTAGTTTGTATATTCATTTATTTAATAATTTTTGATGACGCACCAGTGTTGTCGTATTTTTTTATACCTAAGTTTATGCTTTTGTATTCTTTTTTAGCTACTGGTGTATACCTGTTTTTATTACAAGCCATAATAGCTAAACCTGAACTTATGGAAGCATCGTGTTTTGTTCTGTTGTTTATATTAAACTTTGCCCAGTCTTCTAAGGTTCTTTGCATGTACATGTTACCATAACCTTCTCCTAAATAACCAACGTGGGTTTCTATATAAGATTCAATAGCAGCTGCGTGAGCTTGTTTTATATCTTCACTTGAATTTGGTATTCCACCTATTTCTTTTTCTGTTACAGATAGTTTATTCCAAACTTTATCTGGCCTATTCATACTATAACCTCGATAACCTCTTCTTTTAAAATGATACAGTAATCTAGGTTTATTGTTTTCTGCTAATATAGGCATACCATAAAAAACGCAAGCCATAAGCACATCTTCAAAAAACATTTCAGCGGTTTGTGGTCTTGATATATACTCTAAGAAAAAACAATTAGGAGGAGCATCTTCCATACTAAATTTAGTTAATCCGTGTAAAGCTCCATTAGAACCTCTTTTATCTACTGTACCTGATATATCATAACTATCACATCCAAACGCACCCATATGTTCGTTTCCTGGATATTTAGTACCATTCTTTATTATCACCTGATTTTGAAGATTATTCGGAGGAACCCAAGATATTTTAAATCTACCGTCTTTATTAGGATAGAATACTACTCTAGTATCTTTCATTCCGTTCTCCCAAGCAAAGCTCCCTGTTGTAACTACTGCTGTATTTTTTAAATCTTCATTGTAGTCTACTTGTTCGTATATCTTAGTAAGATTAAATATAGACTCTTTAGCCTCGTCTCTAAAGGCGTGTTTTTCTGTTCTTGGAAACTGACGGTAGTATTCATTTAAACCGTCTTGATCGTTCTTTAAACCTTCAACTTCATTTTCCCAATGCTCTATTACTCCGTAGTCTATTAGCTCTCCGTCGACTCCTTTGACTGGTTTTTCGGGAGTGTCGAATACAGGTAATCCAAAAGTATCAATGAATCCTTCGTAGTTCCATTCCATAGGTATGAACAAAGAATATAATCCTGAGCTAGTCTGCCCGTTGCGGTTCCTTTTCTTAACATCTGAGGCATTGTATAAACTTTTAAAATTATTACCACCTTTTTCTAAAGCATTTGATGTTGATCCCATCATACACTTACCAATAACTTTTCTACCTAATCTTAAACAAGTCTTTGTAACTCTCCAGTTATTTAATATGTTATCAGGCTTTTCCCATTTACCACTTTCATCATGCACTAGTAATCTTAGTTTTTCACCATCATAAGAGTTATCTCCTGTATTTTTCCAGTCAATCGTAGTATCTAATCCTACAATTTCTTCTAGCTTATCTTTAGAGCCTAGTTTTTTTCTAGTTAACTTACTAGCAGGTACTCTATATGCTAATTCTGTTTTAGGACGATCCATACCGTCTTGTATTGGCTTAAAGAAAAACGGATAGTTAATGGAAATAGGTACTACTTTATCTGTAAACATTTTCTTTGCATCGCTACCTGATTTAGAGAGTATACCAAACCTAGAGTCACTAGACATAGTTGCTTGGTGAACAGTTTCTGATGATGACATAAAAGAAAAACCAGAACGTCTATTCTTAAGATAACACATTCCATAACTTCTACTATCTGCTTTACAAGCTTCCCAAAATATAAAAAATAATCTATTCGATTCTCTAAAGTCAGGGCGTCCTACGTCAATCTTTGTCCATTGCAAGTACATATAATGTGTACCTGTTATATATGTTGGTTCGCCGTTATTATAAAACCAAAACCCATCTTCTCTATATGTAAACTCTTTATCTATGTAATCAAACCATTTTTCTTTGAAATCAACAGGATATTCCTCCCAGTCAAAAACACTTTTTATTTTGGTTAATTCTTTTGGATATTCTGAAGCCTCCCAGAACTGCTCTTCTTTCTTAGCAGAACGTTTTTGTACATTTTTTGTTGCTTCTGGTAAAGCGATTCTAAGATTTTGGATGTTATATATTTCTCCAATCTTTCCAGTTTTGCTAATAACCACGACGTCATAATCAGCATTATAACCATATTCCCATTTTTTATAGCGATTCATTCGCTTTATTACCTGAGGCTTAATGTAGTTTTCTTCTACACTGTATAAAGTTTGCTTGTACATCTTATTTAGATCTACGTTCTGCAAAACCTTTAAAAGCTTTTTCTTCTTTTTCTTCTTTAGGTTTTTCGTTTATTTTATCCTCTTCCTCTTGTATTCTTTGTAAAATTTCAAAAGCATCGAATATAGCCAACTTTTTTGTTGCTGCAGCGTTTTTTAATCTGTCAGCAGATATATCATCATCAGAATCAACGATAGCTTCTTTTGCTACCTTAATTAGTTCTTCAACGGCTATTTGCCCAGCTAGGATGATATTCTTTTTCGTTTCCTTTATATTCATATTTAATTACAATATCATTAGATTTCATACAGTACAAACGCTTGTTATCAAAAACAAACTCAAACTCAGAGTTAGGTTTAAACCCTATTAAGTCTCCCGGGGTTATTTTAAGCGCTTCTAAGGACTTGTTGCTGTATTTTAGTATACCAACAAGCTCTTTTTCTTTTTGATTCTTTAAAACATCTGTTTCTACAACAGGTGCAACAAAGCAGTAATCCATATTAGTGTACCATTGTTTGTTTTTTTGGTACATATATATTTGATCAGGACTAGCAAAGTACATATTGTCTTTAAAAAATGTAGAACCGTTTTTTTCTACGCCTCTAACGTCGTACCATCTTCTAAATATGTTGTGATGTACTATTACTTTATCACCTGGTTTTATATCTGTTTTTAGCGCTTTAGGCGTTGCGACAACAACAGCTTCTTTGCTAACAGATCTCCAATCTTCTACTTTTGTATTAGTAATAAGATTTTTATCGCCTACCTTTACTTGATTGTTATATCTATCATTTAAAGGTCTTATAATAAATTGACCTAAGCTATTCATTAATACTCTAAATCGTATTCAACAGATATAGCCATGTTACAATTAAACTTTTTCCAAGGTAGTACTTCATCATTCTTTTTAATGTGAATACTATATGAACCGTCAGTTTCGTCGTGCAATATAGCTTTTATGATATGACCACCATACACAGACTGATTAACAGCGTAGTGCATGGCGTCATTTTTATAATCTGAGCCAATACTTATTTTTCTAATTATCTTGCTCATCTTTTTCTTTGATTTCCGTGTACTCGCCGGTTTGTAAATCAATATTTACATTACCGTAAGTAGCTTCCAAGTCTTTCTTAATGTCTTCAATCTGTGCATTAACTTGAGCAAACGCATGCAGTAGCTCGTGCTTTTTAGCTTCTAACAAACCTAAGTTTGTAATAATACCATCAGCTTTTTGTTGTTGAGAAATAATTGATTGTAACTCTTGTTCTTTAATTTTTGCCATAATTTAATTTAATTTAATTTTACTTTTATAATCACCTATAATTTAACAATTTAACTTATTAGAATTTTAAATCTTGATATTTAAGACCTAAAAATCCATGTATTCCTTCACTGTTGATATCAACTTCAAAAGTTTTCCAGCCGTATGGATGATCCACTAAACCATCTTCATCTTCTTGTAAATCTCTCCATAGTACATCAACTAAGTAACCTTCTCCAAATACCGTTTCAGATATTACATCTTCTCCATTATAAACTGCTTTCTCTAAAACCTCATAACCAAGTTTTGTGATAGTATGTTTGTGTGTTGGATAGTTGTTACCGTTTTCATCTTGCTCTACACCTAAAGCTTCTATTTTAGACTCTGCTTGCTCTCTTCCGTAACCAAATCTGTATTTACCTATATGTAATCCCATAATTATATTGTTGTTAATGTATTTATTTCTTCTTGTGTCTTAAAATCGTTATAAACTCTTAAATCTAATATTTTTATCGGACTCAATCCTCCAGCATTATTTAATACTTCTGTTATTGTTGGTAAATTTCCAGTTGGTGTTGTTGTATTTATTGTGCTTCCGTTATGTGAAAACCTTAAAGATGTTCCACTATATGAAAATGAAATAATGTTTATACTACCTGCATCTAATGATAATGCACCATCAACCATTCCACTTGAAGCTAGACCACTACCATACACATCATAATTATTAGTTTGAAAACCCTCTAAAGCTATTTCGTTAGTTCCATCAGAAAACCTCAATAATTCATAAAAATCAGTAGAAAACCCCATAGGGATAAATTTCAAAACTACTGTATTAGTATTTGCAACTGTTGGTTGTGATGAAAAATCATTGCTAAAAGTTTCTGCACTTCTTGATGCTGTTCCAGTTATTGGAGTTGGAATATATGAAGTTGCGTATGGTAAAGCTTCAAATTGGTGTCCGAAATAAGCTACACTTGAATTACCTACCCCTACAACATCTCCAACATATGCTCTAAATTCTGATTCTAAAGAACCATTTATAATTTCTACAACTACTTGAAATCTATCAAAACCATTTATATTTGATTCTATTTGAGTTGCATTATTGGATTCTAAAGAAGTTAAGTTTATGAGACCTCTCACTTCCAAATCCCCATTTACAGAAACTCCAGTTGGTGTTGATATTCTTTTTCTATACCAAGAGTATGTAAGTTTTTGACCATTTAAATAAGTTCCTGCTGGTATTATTTCTTGATACCTAATCCAAGTATATTGTGGAGTTGGTATAACAGCATTATTTGTTCCATCTGGACTTATAGTATTAGTTAAACTTGCTGGTAAATGTGGATAATTCCCCTCTGCTGAACCAATAACTAAATTAGTACTTGCAGGTTCTAATAATAGACTTGGGCAACTACTATCAGAATAATCCAATCTTGGTATATCTGTTGCTACTTGTTCTATTAAACCGTTTTTATTTACTCTTGAACCTGCGTCATTTCTATCAAAAGTAAAATCTCCATCTCCATTTGTAGGTAGTACAGAATAAACCTTTTGAGCCTTATAACCACTTGGTATCATTGTTAAACTCGGTGTTGCCATATTTTATTTATATTGTTGTTAAAGCGGTTAATTCAGCATCTGTTAATGCTTCTTTGAATACTGCTACGCATTTGACTTTTCCTTGAAAAGGATTGAAACTAGAACCACTATTAAAATTAAGTTCGTTTAAAGTTGGAATTGCTCCCGAAATACCAGTATAAATTTTAACTCCATTTAACCAAACAGAAAAATCATTTTGTTTATACTTTATAGCTACTTTATTAAAATCAGTAATATCCGTAAAATCAATGGTTTTGTACATTTGAGTTACACCTCCAACTTGAACCTGAAATGCACCTTTATTTAATGTACTTAAAAATTGAAATCTAACTCTATTTTGAACATCACCGTCAGATAAAGTAATAGATTCAAAGCTATTTATTGAAGTTAAGGCTGCAACTTCTAAATAAAATACTCCTTCTGTTGAGCTTATTAAATCACTACTACCTGCATCTGTTGATGAATCTGCTCCTCTTGTTTGTACTGAACCACTTGTAGGAATGTATGAAGTTGCGTATTGTCTTGTAGCGTGTGATTCTGCTTGAATTCCGTATATATATACTCCGTTTGTTCCATCTCTTAAAATATTTGTTGCTCCATTACTTGTAGCTAATCTAATATTAACAGAACCACTTAAATCAAATTCTGTTGTAAATGTAACTGCTATTCTGTACCAGCCATTTCCATAATCATCAATACTTGCAGTATGACGACTTGAAACAGTTCCTAAAGTTCCGTTTGAAATATTAAACCAACTTCTACTTGTTGCATCAAACCCAAAATTATTAAGATATATCCAATCATTATTTCCTTGTTTCTTAACAAATAAAGAAAGTGTATTATAGTTTTCAGATATAACATTTACACTGAAATAATTTAAACCACATTGGTTTGTAAGTCCATCATTATTATCTACTAACTTCCAAGCATTATTAGTACCATCTGGAGAAGTAGCTTGTGCGGATGTTAAAACAACACTAGATACAGTTGGGTCACTACTTTGAATAAATATATCACCAGTTGTAAAATCATTTGAATCAGTTGCAGTATTTGTAGCTTGTGGTTCTAATAATAAACTACCACATCCGCCTCTATAATCTATTCTTGGTAGATCGGTGTCGTCAGTAACTGGTTCAATAACAACGTTTGATATAGAACCAATAAAGTTTGCGTCACCTTGAAATAAAATAGTTGGGTTTATATCGCCAGATGTTGCTTCAACAAAGTAGTTACCACTTATTGTTAAAGCGTCAAATTCAGTACCTCCACTATTATTTAAACTACCACTTAAAGTACCAGCTGAAATATCTAATGTAAATGATATTTTTACTAACTGATTTTGTATGTTTGTTGATATTGTTTGTATTAAATTAGTAACATCTGTTTGTGTTCCATCGCAAGATGCTTTGTTTCCTCCAAAAGACCATCCATCTCCAGCAGTCCAATCTATAATTTCAACAGCACTTATGTTACTTATTGAACCAGTAAAATTATTATAACTTTGTATTGCAAAACCTGTACCAGCCACTGTTATAAAATCTGTAACTAATCCATTTGATGTATTAACAGAACCGTTTACACCTGAACTTCTCCATCTAACATTACCACTTACATAGTCTGATATTGTGTACTGAATTTTATATGTTTTTCCAGTTTCTAATATTCCATTTTGTTGAATAAATGATGCACCATTAACAATACTTGCTTTTCCATCAGCAACAGTCCAATCGTTTAAAGTCCAATCAGTAGAACCATTGCTAAAATCTCCATTTATAACAACCTCACTACCTATTTGAGAAAAATCTCCGTTAGTAACCACATTGCTACCAAGAATCTGAACACTCTGTACAAGACTTTGAGAATTAACACGTGTAGCTGGGGAATTTCTTGTAAATGTGAAATCAGCATCTATTACTTCTTTTACAGAAATACTGTTTATCACGGATTGAGTTCCTGCATCTCTTGCTTGAACACCTACAGTTCGTAAATCAGTTATAGATGATATAAGATTATATGTAAAAGTTCCAGAAGAAGTTATATCAGCTTGTCCACCACTTCCTAAAAAGTTAGAATAAAACCTAACACGACCTGAATCCACGGAATCAACATCTAAAATTACTTGGTAAGTTTTTCCCTCTACTAGTTGTATTGCTTGAGATATTATGCTCCCACTTGTGTTTGACCCATCTGAAATAGCCGTATTATTACTAATACTCCAACCTATACCCTTATTCCAATCACTATCAGTTGCAAAATCTCCATTAGTAATTAATTCACTACCTAAAGTCTGCTCTGGCTTAACACTATGTAAAACCCCATCACTATATGCAGTTGGTGTGGTTACTATACTCGCTTTTTCTAATAAACCTTCGCTGTTTAAATCTCCTAAAGTATTTTTAGTACAAGCTTTATTTTCGAAATAAGTAGACCTAGCTTTAAGCTTACTAAGCAAACTACCTATTAAAGTAGAACCCTGCCTTAAAGTATTGGTAAATGTTGTATTTAATAAACTTAACATATATTTTTTTTAATTTATAGCTAAAATGTCACTTGCTGTTGTTGCTGCTAATACCGCTTTTACAACGATAGGTAAAAAAGATCCGTCTGCTACATTTTTAATAACCACAGTAGCATCACTGTTACCGCCAGCCATTCTTACAGATAAATCACCTCCTGTACCTACGTACAAAGCTGCTTCTCCCCTAGGGACAAAAGCTTCTGTAAAATTAGTGTCACTTTTAGTAACCGCTTTAGCATCTCTAGAGATTGCTTTTGTTTCTTGTTCTAAGTTAAAATACTTCCCCATTTTTTATTATTTGTTACTTTGTTAAATTGTTTTTCTTTTCGTATGATCTCGCTCCTACTAATCCTAACATTCCGAATAGTACTTGCATTGTAATAGTTGTATCTATATGTGGGAACTCAATTTCCCAGCCGTTTACTGTAAACACAAACCTCAATAAAGGCTCTATAAAAACAGCGTATAATAAACCTAATCCACACACCCAACCTATAAAAGGTCTCCAACCTGCAACAAATACAGTTCTATGCGTGGCTTCAGCTTCGTTTATTTTAGTTTGAACTTCTGCAAGTTTACCTGCTATTTCTAACTTTTTATTAGGGTCAAGCTCTTTACCTTTTATAGCTTCTCGTATATCCTTAGCCAATGAACCTAAGCCTTTAGTTCCGCTTCCTAATAATCTACTTAACCAACTCATATATTAATATTTACCTCTAACTCCTGATGGGTTAGATTTTTTAGAACCACCTTTACCAGCCCATAAATTCTTACATGCCCAGTATCTAGCTGTTAACTTGCTTTTAGCTGAACCACATTTGT